TTACTGCATCAGCCATGTTATCCCCCTATTACTGGTCAGCAAAAGCAGGTACGTCTTCAGAGACTACATTGCCCCAAATATAGTAATTAGTACTATCTTTAGCCACTATATTTATTTCCATGCTACCAAAGTCTGTTAATGTTAACTTTGAGTTAGAACTTCCGTTTGCATAAACACCAACATTGTCTGCGTTAGTATCTAAATGCTGAACATTTCCTAAGAAAAAGTTAGCATTGCCAGGCGTGACAATAATTAAATTTTCACCCTCTTCCGCTGCTCCTGCATAGATAAACTTAAAAGTAGCTCCTGCAACTGGTGCAGGTAGTGTTATTGTCCTATCTGCTGCTAAAGCAGGCACAGCAAGAACTCTTCCACTATGTGTTGCATTATCAAGTGTTTTATCCTCGTCACCTAATGCAACTGGTGCGTCACCCATAGTAATCACTTCTGTGATTGTGCCAGTAGATGCATTTTTACTAATTGTTTTAATTGTGCTTTCGGACCTAACTGGTCCTGAAAAAGTTGTATTGCCCATATTAATCTCCTTGTCTTGGCAAATGTCAGCTTACGCTGTCAAGGTATGTGAATGAGGGGCAGCCATAAACCACTGCCCCCCAAGTTTGCTAGTTTACGCAGCTCCTGTTGAACCGTAAATTCCAAGTGGATCAGATACACCGAAAGAGTATCTCTCTCTTGCTTTGTATCTTACGTTTCCAGTGTTGAAATCACCGTCCATGCCAGTAGCCATAGGAGTTCTAACGAAATGCTTCATTCCGTTTGGAACATCTGTGATTATAAAGAAAGCATCGCTATCTGTTAGATAATGATTAACTCTATAGCCCTCTGGGATAGACCCATTAGACTTGATAGCGTTAATGTCATTATCAGCAGTTCCTACTCTCATATCTGTTTGCAACAATCTAGTTGCTGTAAACATCAATGCTGGTGGAACGATCAACTTCCTTGGCTTTGCTGCAATCAATAGACCTCTTTCATCTACAAAAGCTGCAATATCAATAACTGCCTGCTCAAGAGATGTTTCGTTTAGGTCTGCTGCTGTTGATGGTTGGTTTCTGTTATTACCACCTGCCACAGTACCGTGGGAGGCACTAAATAGAAATGCTCCATCTCCAGAAGTGAATGTATCAAAACCAGTGTTTAGAAGTGACGCTGCTTTTGTTTGCTTGGTATAAGCCATAGCTCTAGCAAGTGCTTTTGTATAACGAGCTGATAGGCTGTCATACAAATTGTCTTCCATAGCTTCCTCTGTGATAGAGAAACCCATAGCCACTGTCTCGTGGTTAAAACGAGCAGTGAATGACTCTTGTGCTACATCATAAGAGATGGATGCACCTTCTTGCTTCACTGGAGCTGCACCGAACCCTGATAGCTTTACTTCTTCCTCAAAACTTCTGTCGGAGTTTTCAGTTTCGTAAATTTCAGCGTGTTCGTTCTCATAGCCGTCATACTCCAATCCAAACAGTGCGTTTAGACCTGGGAGTAACTCTTTTAAGAGATTTGCTCTACTCATAACTGCCATGATTAGCCTCCTCCTGGTGCTGCGCCTGAAACGACACCTACACCTAATTGATGACCTGTATTAAACTTACAGACCATGATTGGAAAGTTTGATCCTCTTTCATCACCATCGTGACCTCCAAGAAAATCAACAATCCTTACAGGTAGTGAAGCTGTTGTAGCTGTTGTGCTAATATCAATACTAACACGAGAGATACCAAACGTGGCACTTGATGCTGTTTGCTCTAACTCTACGTTAGCACCAAGATCATCATCAGTGACTGCTCCGTCTGCTTGTACAGCAAAAAGAATGTTTGGATCATCAGCAACATACGCCATACCACTGGTATGGGCTGCACCTGACCATTGAGATGAAAATGTAAGCTGACTTGTGCTTACATCTATGAAACGACATCCTAGAAAAATACCGATAGGTGTTGCTGAACTTGTACCTGTATCCTTCTGTATCGTTGTGGTTCCACCGTCATCATTTAGCTTAACGACATCACCGTAACAAATCCTTGTGGATTGAGAAGATAGGATAGGATATTGACGAAAACCACCAGTGTATTCGCCACCTAATGTTCCTACTGGTCTTAACCCAAAAGGAGCAGATATGCTAGACATATGTCTACCTCCATTAAGTTGTTCGAGTGCTTCGCTCTGGTTTCAGAACTGGCATTCGAGGATCATTATTACGCAAGAAAGAGTTGTCCACAGATTCCATTTGCCTGTTAGCCATTTCCTTGTGGGCTTCCTTACGAGCTTCTACTTTTTCGGTTGATATGCTACAGAGTAGCTGACCACCAATTTCAATATTGTCTTTCCATCGTGAATCGATGTCAGACATAACGTGTAACTCAGGATGGTCTTTGGCTAAGACAGGTGTCCAACCTTCACGAAACCTTGCAGATACATTAGGGTTATCTGATTGACCCATGATCGCTGTTCGTATCCAACGAAACTTAACCCCAGGTCTGGGATTAGGTGTTGGCAACAACGTAGGTCTTTCCCATGATTTCTTGCGAAATTCCATTTCTCTTGTTTCGTTATCTCTTGGTTCTCTATCAGCCATTTCCTTGATCCTTCATTAGTTGCGCTGCATATTGCTCTTTTGTGAGTCCCAAGCGTCTAGCGAGGTTCACTTGGGTTGAGGTCAGTCGCACTGTGCGTGGTTTTTTTGCACTCCGTTTGGTGGGGGCAACCACGTTGCCAGTCTGACTCTGTTGCGCTTCCTCATCTTCAATAACATCGTCAAACTTGTCTGGAAAAACTTTTCGCATTTCCCTATCTATCTCTTTATAATACTCTTCGCTATCTCCGACAACACCTTTTTTTACCAACTCCTCATGAACACCAAAGGCATACGAGGTCATTTTACTGTCTTTATTGAACCATGTGTTCTCATTTGCCCAGTCTAAGGCTCTCTGACTTACCTGTGGTTTCTGGGGTTGCTGAGGTATTGGCTTAGGTTGCTCTACCCTTGGTTGAGGTTGTTTTGGTGGTGTGTAGGTATCGACACGATATTTTTCGTTTTGTATTCTGGCTAACTCAGCAGACGCATCAGCAAGTTTATCTGGATCACCTGATTCGTAAGCATCTTTGTAGTCTATCTTGGCTTTTTCAAGCTGTGCATCTACTCTGCCTTTAGCTTGATTTATTAAGACATTTTCACCATCGAACAAACTTTTACGCAGTTCTTCGTTTTCTTTCTGAAGTTTTTTAGCGTAGTTTAGTGCCTCCTCTTGAAGACGAGAGGCTTCTTCTTTTGCTCTACGCTCCTCATGATACTCGTATTTTAGCTCCTTGATACGCTTTTGCACCTTATCGCTATAGTTTTTGGCTTCATCTTCATCACCTTCAACTTTAGGCTGCGTATCTTCTTTTCGCTTTGGAACTCTATCTTCTTCAGGTCTATCATCAACAATCTCAACCTCAAAAGAGGTTTCTTCCTGTTGTTTTGTTTCTACAGGCTTATCTTCACCAAAATCTAAATCTTGTTGTGTCTCCTGCTCTTCAATTTTTTCTGCTACTTCGTTCATATCCTTTTATATCCTCTTGGGTCATCGACAACGGCTTCAACCGTGTCATCGTTGATTAATCTAAATTCCTGTGTATGTATTTTAAAACGAGTGCCTGAGTATGATCGAAAAATCACAAAGTCACCCTTTTTGCACCACGGTCCTGTTGGAAACTTTTTTTCATCTTTATAAGCATCTGGACCCATGCTAACGACAAAACCTATGATTGACGCTATACCTTCAGCATCTCTTAATGCGTCTGGCATATACACGCCACCTTCGGTTTTCTCATCTACTTCAACTGGGGATATTAGGAGTTTGTAGCCCTTTGGTTGGGGCATTTTGGAAGCGACTTTCTCATCATCTTCCTTCTTTACAGCTTGATACATTTTAACCTCATGCAGTGATTTAGGCTCACAGTTGCCTTGCGTTTAAGTACGTTGAGATTATTTAATCCTCAATGGCTTTCTTTTGCAAGTCTAAAATTTCTTGCTCTATTTTGAGTAATCCTCTGTATTCACCGACCATTGAGGTGTATTCATCGAAGGTTTTTGCCCCTCCCATGCACAAATGTTCCTGTATTTGGGTCTTTTGATCGCTGATTCTCTTTAAAATCAGCCCATAATCGTCATTCATCGGCTGTTAAGTCCTTTGCAAGGCTTAATCCGATGTCTACACCGTCTTTTATAGCCTTTTTCTCAGCTTTATCAGCCTCTGTAGCCACCTGAATACCTAATTTAGCCCCTTGTATCTTCTCATTTGACTTCGTTTTCTGTACATCAGACTGTAATTTAGCAATATCAAGCTGTTTTTTGTGTTCAAACTCAGCTTCTTTCAAGGCTAACTCTCTTTGCTGTATAATTGTAAGTGGATCTTGCTGTTTTTTCATTGCTTCAGCCTGTGCCATCTCAGCTTGACCTTTTTGCAACACTTTAGCAGCAGCTTCTGCCGTTAATTTTGACAATTCTTCCTCTACGTCCTGTGGTAAAGGCTTTTCTTCGTCTGGCATTTCCACACCTAACTGCTTTTCTATCTCTTTTCTGTACTGGAACGCAACGTGTTCGGTGATATGAGCTGCCAAGGCATTCTGTATAGCAGACGCAAATGGCGATTGACCAATGATTTGCTGTATTTTTGGATCTTGAGCAGCAGCAGTATGTACAGCAATGTGGGCTTCATGGTCTTGGTACTTGAACGCCTTGACAGGTTCTTGCTTCATGATCGCCATGTTTTCTGTTACTGGATCATTCGGCTTTATATCGTCAGGTAGTTTGATAATATCGGCTGCATCTTTTATTCCTAGCACTTCTAGCATCTGTCGATGTAGCTTTCCCATATCGTATAGCTGTGGTGCTTGTTGAGCTAACTGTAGGGCTGCCTGATATTGTGTTACTCGTTGTGCCATTGTAGAGGCATTGGGATCGGATACTGGAATTACATCCACTCGTCCGTCAAAATCTTCTGTTCGTGAAAAGCTACCCTCTTCTGTTTCATAGGCATATTCTGGAGGCATGAAGTCATGGATACACTTGGCTAATATACGAAGTTCTTTTTTCAGAGAGGCGTGTAGTCGTGCTTGCACCCCAGACATAACTTTCATGGATCGCTCTAACAAGGCTAGTGTTGTACCAACAGGAGCCTGTGGGTTCATGTTACCCACCTGTACATCAGCAACAGAACCTATTCGTCTGCCTTCTTCCACAATATTTCCCAACAACTGGTATAGTACTGAGGATGGTTCTTTATAAGGTATAAACGTAATGGAATCTCGTATCGCACCACCAGGAACATCGACATCCCTGAACTCACCAGGCATGAGAGGCGAATCATCCCCTTTAATGCGTAAACCACGAGCTTTAAGACCTGCAGGAAGATTAGATAACGTACCTGCATCAATAAGCTGACGAAGGATGGACGTTGCCGATTTAGCCAACCCACCAATAAGATGAATAAGTCCTGTACCATAAAAGCCAAGGCTAGGAAGATATCTATAATGAATAAAATGCTGTCGCTTAGTTTTCTTAGGATCAGTTTCATACCAGTTCTTTCTAATGGATAATATGGCTCGTGATGACTTGTCTATTGTAATTAC